CGCCGGCGCCGGCACGCCGGCCAGTCCGGGAGGGAGCGGCAGGGCAGGTACCGGTGCCGGCGCGGCCGGTGGCATCACCGGTGCGGGTGCTGGTGCGGTCTGTTCCGGTGGCGGCGGCGGCGTCTTGGCCAGCTCCTCGGGAAGCATCACGCCGATCTTGCGCGCGACCTTCACGAACTGGTTCGGGTCGCGCTGCGCTTCCTGGGTCAGCCAGCGCCGATCCTGGTTCTGGTACGCCTGGCGGTAGCGCGCCTCGAGCACGTCGTCCGGCACACGCGCCACGTCGGGCATGTCGCCGGGCTTGCCAAAGATTGACGTCGCCAGGTGCTGCGCGTCACCGTTCACCTCGCGGGTCACCTCGTCCTGCAAGCGCAGGATCTGTCCGGACGGGCCCTGGTCGTTCGTGCTCGCCATCTCTGTCAGCCTGGGAACGTCTGGATGCCACCATGCGAGACTTCGAGCCGCTGACGCACGTCGGCGAGCTCCTGCTCGAGCTGGTTGATCCGTTCCAGCAGCGCCTGCAGCTGCTTCGCGAGCGCCGGCTCGTTCTGGCCGGGGTCGACGTAGTTCTGCTCGGTCATACGAAGTGTCTCCACGGAAAGCGCGTGAACCGCACGCAGCCACACCAGCCCAGGCCGTTCCACACGAGCCACTGCGCCAGTCGGTAGCGCCGGCCGCGGCGCATCACATCGGCGCTCCACCCGGTTGTTGCGCGCCCTGGACAACCTGCTGGTACGGTGGCGGCGCCACGCCGGCTCCGTTCGGCGCCGCGGCGAGCGCTGCCAGATCGGGCACGCCACCCATGCCCGGTCCGCCACCCTCGAACACGCCCGGTTGCGGCTGCTGCCCCGGTGGGCCACCAGGCGGCAGTCCCGGCATGCTGCCGGCCTGCGCCAGCTGCTCGGCCTCGCCGGCCTTGGCCAGCATGTCGCCGCGACCAGCCAGCATGAACACCTGCGAGTCGAGCCAGTGCTCGTACTGCGGGCTCGCGCGGATGCGGTCGCGCGCGATGCTGCGGCGGATCTCGTCGGGGTTGTCGCCCAGGTACTCGACCGCCTCGTCCTTGCCCCACGTGCCGGCCGCCAGCCGCTCGTGCGCGTAACGCGCCATGATCATCTCGTCGGTCGGCAACTGCGCCTGGACGTCCCACTTGACCTGCATCGGCTTGGCGAAGTCGTCAGGCCCCAGGCCGAGGTAGCCGCTCGGGTTGTTGTCGTCGCCCGAGTAAAAGACCCACACTTTTTCCTGGGTCCGCTCGCGCACCAGCGCCCACAGTTTCTCGGTCTGGCCCAGCAACAGGCGCTCGAGGCCGTGGCGCACGGGCCCGACGCGCGTGCGGGTGTAGCTCAGGATCTGGCTGATGGCGAAGCCGGCGCCCTCCATGCCCGAGAGCGTCGTCACACGCGGTGACTCGAGGTCGCGGATGGCGTTATCGACGAGTGCCATGTGCTTTTCGAGCGTCGCCGCGTCGGGGTACTGAATCCTGGTGAGCTGGCGGCCAGCCGGCAGGTTCAAGATCTCGCCGGGGTGGACGGCCAGGTCGGGCTCTTTGTCCAGACCGTTTTCGCCGATCACCACGCCAGCCGGCGTGTCGCCGTACGTCACCAGCGGCGAGAGCAGGTCACGCGCGACGTACTGGGCATGCATGGCGCGCAGGTACTGGCGATACCTGACCAGCCACAGCTTGGTGCGGCCGATGCCCCAGCCGACCTTGCGATTCTTCCAGTAGTTCATCGATAAACCCGGCGCGTAGTCGTACGGCACGCCGAACGGGTAGCCGTGTCTGAACTGCTTGACGATCGCGCTCGTGGGCGTGCCCTCGTAGTTGACGCCGGCCACGCTCCACGTCGCCCACTCGTCGTCCCAGTGCTCGAGCAGTTCGACCGTGCTCAGAATCTGGCGGCGCGCCTCGATCTCGTTCATCGCCTGGCCCAGTTCTTCGGGCACGATGTTGCCGCCGCCGTCACGCGCGAGACGGTAGCGTCGGAACGTCGAGCGCTGTGGCCGCTCGGTGACCTCGAGGACCTCGCACAGCCGTCCAGCGCTCCATTGCGGGTAGACGGCGCGCGGGTCGACGTAGCACCACGCAAACGGCGGGCCGGCCGCCTTCTTGGCGTCCTCGGTGGCCCTGTCGTAGTCGTGGTAGGCCGCGTACGCATCGTCCGCCTTCGGCCGCGGGATGGCGTAGCGCGCGTCCCAGATGTCGCGCTGCCACAGCATTTTGGTCCAGCCGCCGCCGTCGTTCAGCGTCGCGTCGGTGCACTGCGTCATCGTGTCCGAGCCCGGCTCGCGCGTGCCGCACCGCCACAGCACTTCTTCGGTCCAGTGCTCGCGGTCGGTGGCCAGCGTCTGCGCCGAGTCGCCCTCGCCGCCCTTGATGCTGATGCGCGGCCGATCGAGCGTGAGCATGGCCGTCTGCTGGAAGGCTTCCTCGGTGATGTCCGGGTCGCGCGGGTCGACGTGGACGAGCACGAAGTTCTTGTCGGCGTCGGCGAGCGCCGGCGTCAGCATCTCGCGCTGGGCGCGCATGTTGTCGATGTCGGCGTCCTGGTCTTTGTACAGGTCCTGCAGCTCGGTCTTGAGGCTGCGGATGTACTCCGCCGACGGCGCCTTGAGCGACTTGGCCTCGCGGTCCGTGGTCTCGCTGGTGCTCTCAGCCACGGTTCAGCCAGCGGTCCCACACCGCGTACAGGTGCTGCGAGGTGGACAGATACGCCGGCGCGCTCGCGAGCTTGTGGCCGGTGACGCTCAGGAAGCGCCGCTGGCTATACATCTCGACCCACCCACGGCGGCGCCTGCCCTCGGGCAAGCTCCCCTTGAGGAAGATGCGATAGCCATCTGACGAGGGAGAATACTCCGCGTACGAGCCAAGTGCACGGACGATGCGGTCGGCGTCCTGCCGGTGCTCGCCGATGTGGTCGAGGTCCACGCCGACGATGCCCCAGCGCAGGTCGAGCGCGAAACTCACGCCGTCATACGCCCGACCACCCACCTGGGGTGATGCGCGATTCTGGTAGGCGCGGTAGGCGTCGTCGAAGCTCGACCAGGTGCTCGGGTCCGAGGCCTCGGCGCGCTCGCCAGTCTCGGGGTTGTACGGAGGCTTGGACCAGCGATTGAGGTCGTGGGAGTAATGCCAGCAGGCCCAGGCGTGGTGGTTGCGCAATTCCTGGGGGATACTCCACCGATCGACCACGAGCGCGCCCTGCGGCGGCGGCGACTTCTGCGGCGCGCGCGCTGGCGCGTAGGCCTGCAGCCAGCGGGGCTGGTAGGCGGTCATCGATCGCCAACCGACCGAAAGATACCGACGCACGCCATGAACAGGACGAGGCCGAACAGCACGCCCGCGACGAAGCTGTAGATATCCAGGTTGTACGCGGGCATCAGGCGAGCAGCGTCTCGAGTTGCTTGACGCGGTCGTCGTGCAGCGTTCTGGGCCCGCAGTCCAGCGCACGTTTGGCGAAGGTCCTGGCCTGGATGCGCTTGCCGTCGCGGCGGGCCATGAGCGCCAGGTAGCAGTACGCCACGGCATCGTTCGGGTTGTCGCACAGGCGCAGATGCAACAGGCGCCGATCGCGCTCGCGTTTGGCCCGAGCGTGCCACACCTCCGGGTCCATGCCGTAGTGCTGGATGGCTGGATAGATGGACAGCAACTGGCAGTACGTCCGCGGCGGGTCGGGCAGGTAGCGCACCTCCTCGTGGACGCGGCCCAGGTAGCGCAGGTCGGGCGTGTTGCGGAACAGGCGCGAGCTGCTGAGCTCGGGTGGCGCGAGCTCAGCGTCCTCGAGTGTCGTCTCGACGATGAGCGTCAGGAAGCCGTCGACGCTGAAGGGAACATCGGACTGCAGCATGTCGCGGATGGCAACGCGGCCCGCCTCCAGCAGACGTTCGTCCGGGTCGAGCACGAGGACCCAGTCGCCGCGGGCGCGGTCGATGGTGCGGTTGCGAGCTTCGGCGAAACTGTCGGACCAGGTGAACGGGAACACGCGCGCGCCGTAGTCGGCAGCGATCTCCGCGGTGCGATCGGTGGTGCGATCGTCGATGCCCAGGATGACCTCGTCGACGACGCCGGAGACCGACTCGAGCAGGCCCGCGACAAAGCGCTGCTCGTCACACGCGATGGTGCATAGCGACAGTCTCACGTGCGGGCCGCGAAGGCGTAGTTGCTGCGCGCCGGCGCCGGGTCCACCAGCGCACCCAGGTTGGCCAAACTCAAGGCAATCACACAGTCATCGTGCATGCCCGGCGGCGCCGCGTAGCGAATCATGCCGCTCGTAGTTGAGGTTGATTCGAACGCCAGCAATTCGGCCTCCTGGACCTTGTCGGCGAGCAGGCTCAGTTCGCCGCGTTCGATGCTCAGCGCCAGCTTCTCGATTGCCGCGGCCTTGCTGGCGTTGGTATTGACCCAGCCGTGCACCGGTAAGGCCGGCCTGGGCTTTCCCAGCAGGCGGGCATAGCCGCGCTGCAGGCGCTCGACGACGGGCCCGCCCATCGAGTTCTTCTCGGCCACGATCTGCACCGGGTGGTAGACGCGCGCCCACTCGTGCAAGCGTTCGGTCTGCACCTCGAAGTCCAGGTCGGTGAAGCGATCGATGGCCACCTGCTCGAGCGTGGTCGTATCCAGCACGCTGATGACGGTGAAGTCGTCCGAGCGGCCCCAGTCCACGCCGAAGACGTACTGGTGCCCACGCTCGGGCCCGCGCTGCTGGAGTCGCGACACCGCGCGCACGCCACGGAACACTCCAGCTCCCTCCAGACTGAGAAATTCGGCGAGATATTCCTGGGCGAACACCCGCTCGGGGAGCTCGTGCTGAGCGGCGTGCACCTCGGCGGTGGCGATGTACGGGTTGACGCTGGTCGGCATCTGCCAGCTCGCCCACTCCGGCTCGAGCGCGTCCTGGCCGCGGGAAAACAACAGGTAAAAATCGTTCAGGCCGCGCGGCGTGGACATGAACCAGCCGTCGCCCTGGAAGTCCGTCAGGGTTGGGCGGATGGCCTGGCCCCACACGTCCGCGAGCCGCGGCACCATCGCGGCTTCGTCGACCACCACGCGCTTGTAGCGGCGTCCACGCGCCGGGTCGCCGGTGTCGGTCGACCAGCACTCGATCACGCCGCCGCCGTACACCTCGAGGCGGTGCTCCTGTTCGCTTTTGTCGCGGATGACCTCGCCGAGGACCAACTTGAGCTCGCGCCAGAACTCTTCGAGCAGCTTGTAGGTCGGCGCGAAGTAGCCGCCTGGGCGGCAGTCGAGCGCGCAGTCGATGAGCAGGTCCTGAGCGAGCGTGCTCTTGCCGGCGCGGCGGCCGAGGGCGACGACGTTGAACCGGCGCGCTTCGGCGCGGATCTGCGACTGCGCGGCGTGCAGCCGCGGCAGTCTAATCGTGCGTTCCGTTGCCGTTGAGAGCATGGTCGATGGTGTGCTCGAGGACGATGGGCTGCTCGTCGCGCACGATGCGGATGGTGATGTCGGACTCGGCGTTGAGTTGCACGCTGGGCTTGTACCCGGTGCGGTCGAGCAGGTCGCGAATGGCGCTCAGCCGCACAGAGTCGGAGTCGGCTCTGGCGATGAGCTCGGCGAGGCCGGTGATGGCTGGATCGACGAGTAACCGCAGACGTTCTTCAGCTCTGGCGATCGTCGATGGCGTCTTGCCGCCGTGCATGTTGCACACGGTTCCACCGCGGATCGCGGCCCGTCCACAGCGCTGGTGCGAGCGCTTGCTTTTGGCATGGCAGCGACGCGCGTCATCCATGAGCGACAGGCTGTCCAACGGGTGTCACTTGCTCGAGCAACTCGAGCTCAGTGGCGTAGCTGACGCTGAGGTCGTGCCACTCCTGGACGCTGAGGGCCTCGCGGGGCGTCGAGTTGAGCAATGCCAGGATGGCGTCGAGCTGGCGTGCGGCACAGCGCAC